CTTACTGAATAATAATATTGGCTCCGGAAACTTTCCATCTGTCCAATATCTTCGCAAAGTCGATGTGCTTACATCGTACAATTTCGCAACATTTGCCATTGTCGTAAACCCATCTGGGTTCAATCCCTCAATTTGTTCGTTTTGTTCAATCATCTGTCACCTCGCTAATATAAAACTCTAAACAATCACACTTGGGACAAGCCAGTAACTTCGACTTATTCCACTCAGGGTCAGGCAATCGCTTTGCTTGTGCGTGACTATACTCGTGACCACAGTTGCAGCATTCATAAACCTCATTCACAATCACTCTCCTTAATTTTTCTTTTAACGACCGTGCTCAAAGATGCGGTTAGCATGGTTGCGCGGTTAATTTCGACATCTTCAGTTTTGTAAGTCTTAGTCGCATTGATAGCGCCTTGCGCTGATCGCGGTATGGCTATTAAATTACTCGGCTCACAATTAAAACTGTCACCGTCCAAAAAGCGTATGGTGTGGTCTTTCGGCAAAGAGCCGTACGCTTTTTCGTAGTTATAGCGGTGTAGCGGCACCCATACGTCTTCGGCGGTTTTAATGTGTAGCTGTCTTCTGCCGCAGCAGTGGACAGTGCCGATTGGTACGCTACTGCCGGGGTTTGTATTGTTGTACCTGCGCAATCTGTGCGTGGTGCAATGCCAAACTATCTGGCTTCGGGATAAGTCCGTACCGAAACGCGTATTAAACATTTGTACTAAATCTTTGCGCGTAATAAAAGCCTGTTTGTCTTTGATAAATTGACGTTGCTCAGGCGTAAAGTAGTGCGCACCCTCACGACTAAAGCCGCCGATATCGAAGCGTCCGGTGCTATTGCTTTTAAGCTTTCTAGTACGGCAATAAGCGTTCATCATTGATGTAGTAGCGTTGGCGCCAAACTCAGCGTTAAACATAATCGCCAAATCTTTGCGCGTTATGTCCGCTTGATGCTTAACGATAAAAGCGTGCTGATCATTGGTGTACTTATGGTATTTGGTCATGGTCGATACCTTTAGGGCCTTCATACCCTACGCTCAATAACGATTTATCAAAGTTAATATCTTGCTGCATTTCTTTGAAAGCGAATTTGGTCGCATCAAGTACAATCTTATGACCATCTAATATCTGCCTAGATATATCCGTTACCGCTTTACTGCGTTTGATTTCCTCATCAAGCTCATCGCCGTCCGATTCCATAACATTTGAAAGCTGTAAAGATAGCGCGCGGTTTAACTGCTCTAACATAGTCATGTGTACTTCCTTTTCATTGCGTTAAGTAAAATGTCTTGGACGCTGCGCTTGGTATCGCGGCGTTCCATGATTAGTTCATCGACGGTATCTTTGGCGATGATGTGGTAAATAAATACAGGGCGCTTGTGTCCAGCTTGCGCTTGGCGCGTGGGTCCGATACGTTCAACGATTTGCTGATACTCTTCTAAGTTCCACCAGTGCCCAAAGACGACTAAGATATTGCCGCCGTCTTGGAGGTTTAGGCCATGGCCAGCCGATGCGGGATGGGCAAAAAGTATCGGAATTTTACCGGCGTTCCAATCGCGTATCGTTTGCGGATCACTGTCTAAAACTTTACCTTGCTTAAAAGCGGCTTGCAGTCGTGCAAGGTCACTCTTAAAGTGGTAGGCGACAAGCACCGGCATACCTGCGGCTTCCTCAACGATTGATTCGACCGCTTGTAGCTTTGCGTCGTGCAACGGTTGCCAGTCGCTACCATCGGTATAGATAGCGCCGTTTGCGAGCTGCAGACACTTGATGGTCTTAGATGCCGCGTTCATCGCTTCGACTTCAACGTTGCCAAGCTCAAAGAACATTTCTTTTTGCATTTTGTCGTAAAGCGTTCGCGCCTTGCTTGGTAGCTCGACGTAAACGTCTGTGATGATAGGCTTTGCGATATCGAAGTAATCGTGAGCGTCAAGCGTTAAGCAGATATCGCTTAAGCGCTCTTGAATCTGCGCTTGGGCGAAGTCGTGCGGCTCTAAGCGTACGGCAAAGCGCTGGGCGCCGACTTGGATACTCTTAAACCATCGGCTTTTAAAAGCGGTAAACGAGTAGCCTAAGCGTTCGCCCCCGTCTAAGAAGTAAGCCTGTCCCCATAAATCGATTAAACCGTTTGGGCTTGGCGTACCGGTTAGCTCAATAAAGCGGTCAACATGGCTGTGGCATATCTTTGCCAATGCCCGTGCGCGTTTTGAGCCGCCACGTGAGCGGTACGACTTTAGGCGTGTGGATTCATCGGCGATGATTGTTTTAAACGGCCAGTTTTTACCGTAATGCTCTATGAGCCATGGTAGGTTTTCATAGTTCATGGTAAAGACGGCGCTATCTGCTTTTAGGGCGGCTTTACGTTCGGCAGCGCTACCCAATATCGGCGTAACGTCTAAGCTTTGCAGGTGTGACCATTTAGCCGCTTCATCAGGCCATGTGGTCGCCGCTACTCGCTTTGGTGCCAATACTAAAACGGGTTCAGGTTCGACCAGTTGCAGATTGTCGATGGCAGTTAAGCAGGTGACACTCTTGCCCATACCCATAGAAGCCCACAGCGCGTTACGCTTAGTGCTTAGGATATGGTCAAGCGCTATTTGCTGATAAGGGCGGGGTATGTATTCTCTTGGCATTTTGTTTTAACCTTTCTATTAATTGGTCTACGGATTCGTGACTATCGACTACAAAGACAATCTGCCCATGGTCTGCCATGCGTTTGTGTTCGCGGTCTTGTCCGGCTCTTGGCTTTTTGCTTGGGGCTTTGACTTCTACCCAAACAGTGATATCAGGCGTCATGATTATGCGGTCAGGGCAGTGGTTATGACCTACCCATTGCGCTTTGCGTACCAGTGCACCTATCTGCGTTGCTTTGCGGACTAAGTATTGCTCGATGTCCTTTTCAGTAATCACTATTAATCCTTTTAATCCAGTTTTCAAAATGTTCGGCGCCAATCAATCCTTTAAGATACGTGCCGTCGTCATCAATCAGCGCTTTAGCTTTGCGTTTATTGCCCTCTGTTTGCATTAAAATCAAACTATCAATATCTACCCATATCCACTTTTTAGACTTAACCGCCAGTAATTTTGCGGTGTGGTTGCCCGTGTTTATATCAATCAGGGTAAAGTGGGCGTTAGGCTTTCTTTGATTCGCAAACCTATAGCCTAATCCGACTGTTATTGTTTGGCTCATAACTCAATCCTTTTTATATCGGTAGTCTTCAAAGCCACCTGCAGCCAGTGGCATGTCTTTAGCCCATGGCGGGTTGGCGGCCAGCAGTTCGCTTAGGTGTTCGTGATTAAAGTCGTCAGTATCGGGCGCTTCACATATCACCTCATCGTGGACCGTTAAAACAATCTTATAACCGGCTTTGTCGATGGTGTGCATGTTGTGCGCTAAGATATCGCGGCTCATGGCTTGGCAGATGTTCTCGAAGAGCTTACCGCTGTAAGTGCTGAGATATTGCCATTTGCGGGTGTATTGGTTCACACCTTGATACTGAATGGTGTCGTCTTTGATGCGGATATTTGGGTAACACAGATAGCGACCGCTTGGCAGTCTGATGCGCAGCCAAGTACCGTCACGACGTATTGCCAATTTGCCCGCTCTGAACGTTTGGCCTTCTGCGTTAATCGCATTGCGACAAGCGTTCTCCAAGTCATACCAAAGCTGATTGATATTACTGTGGGCATTTCGCCACATGCGTTTGAGCGTGTCACACGTAATAAAAGCTTTATCGCTCATGGTGTGCTCGTATTCTTTGTCCTTTTTACGGACGGCGAGCCATGAGCGTGACGCTTCAACATCGTGCGGCGGTAGTGTGTCCCAAGCGTCGTCTGCGAGTTGGTCAAGGTCGATACCGTAAGCGATTGCGAACGTAGTAAAAGCACCTACGCCGCCGCCGTAACCAAGTGCCAATTCCTGCACCTTACCGATTTGGCGTTGGTCTTTAGTGACCGCTTTAGGCGATACGCCAAACGATTTAGCGTAAGCCAGTTTATAAAGGTCGTAGCCTTGTCCTTTGTCAAAATCAGCAAAGGCTTTTAGCTTCCACGTTTCACCGGCAAGCCATGCTTGAGCGCGTCCTTCAATGTTCGATAAGTCACTGACGACTAGCTTTTTGCCTTTAGGCGCTATGATGCAGCCTCGAAGCGCTGAGCTTGTCAGCTCCATGATGTTATCGGTGATAAACTCCGCGCAGTCTGCTTTGAGCGCGACAATACCGGCATTGATAGCCGCGTCGCTCATACTTGGACGTGGTAGGTTTTGCGGTTGGAATGTGCGACCTGCCCAGCGTCCAGTGCGTGCGGCTCCGGCAAATTGCAATGTGCCACGAAGTCGCCCATCGCTATTGGTAGAACGTGCAAGCGCTTGGTATTTACTGGTACTGGTCGTGCTCGCTTGCAGTCGGTTATTGAGTAGGTCTTTGACTGCGCTTGGTAAGTCCGGATCATTGATGCAGCGCTCAAGCGTAGACTTTTGCATATCCGGTAAATCGATACCGTATTCGCTCAAGATAAATTCGAGAAGCGCTGCGCGTTGTGTTGCCGATTCAACGGCTCCATCGGTCATCATCTGCGCTTCATTCGCCAAGCGTTCTTTTTCGATATCGATTGCTATGAGCGCGGCGTCTACCAGTTCAGTGTCTACCTTAAAGCCGCGGTCATTGATAACCTGGTCAAGATGCCAGTGCGGTATCTCACAAGCCATGTTCCAATCGGGCATTGCTTTATCCACTGCGCGCATGGCCTCAACGTCTAGCCTTGCGTACTCGACAAACTTACCCCATTCTTCTGGGTGAGTGTCTTTGGTAGCGCGTTCGAGCGTTCTGTTTTTGCCTAAAGGCTTGCAGAACAATTGAATGAGCTTTTTACCGTCTTTGTCTTTGGCTTGGTCAGCGTCTACGCCTAAGATTTCGCACAAGTTGCCAAGGCTGCCTACTAAGCTGTGGCTGTATGCTTTAATCATCGTATCGCGCCATTTACTTATATCTGCATTGAAGCCGTTAGCGTTTAGCACGTTACGGTCAAACATTGAGTTATGCGCGACGATGGTGTCGGCGTCCGCTAATAAATCTTCGATAGCCATGCGGTAATCGGCGGTGCCCGTTAAATCAAATACTTTAGCCGGTTCATCGTTCCAAGCGTAAGCGAAAAGCATAATCTCCGCGTCAGCGGCGTATTTATAGGTGCCGTGCTTGATAGGCGTTTCGCTGAAGGTTTCTAAATCTAAAAATAAGGTATTAGCCATCTATTGGGTTCCTTGTGATTATTTAGTTGAGCCAACTGGTCGACTGTGTGATGGTTAACACTCAATTGGCTCACTAAATAAAACTGCTTACGGCAGTTAATCGATTTTTTAAGACTTAATTGTCTATGCGCTTATACGAAGTCTTCGGCGTCTGAGCCTTCGCTTAAGTCTTCAAAGTCATCGGTAGACGCTACGCCGCCGCCGGTGAACGAATCGCCATCTGCAAAGAACTGAATGCCTTTAAGACTTGCGTTGATACGTTTACCCCATTGGTTGTCTTGTGGCCAGATATCTACCACGGCGTTGACATAACAGCCGGCGTAAACGATACCGTCAGCTTCAGTCAATGGGCTACGGTCTTTACCGACTACGGTAGGGCGCTGACGGTTGGTGGCAGATAATGCCATGTTGCCTTCAAAGCCTTCATACTCAGCTTTAGAATCGCCATCGGTAAAGCAGATTTTGTTACCCGCTTTTAGTTGTTTGATGGTGCTTTCAGCTTTGGCAGTCCACTTGGTGGTAGCTGCTTCAGCGATGGCGGCGTTGATTTTCTTTTCGTTTTCGCTGCCTTTCTCGATGATCAACTGCGCACCGAAGTTATCGAACTGCTCAGATGGGCGGAAGATGTTAGGGAAGGCAAGGCGTACGTTTTGTAAGATTACTTTTGACATGTGTATAGTCCTATACTTTGGTTTGAGTTTAGTATTTAGTTGTTTGGCTCGAGAGCCACGAATGTATTTCAGCGTTTTTAAACAGCTTGATACCGTTTATATAGACAGGCTTTGGCATAGCGCCGCTATCCGCCCATTTCGCTATTGTTCCGGTTGATACGCTTAAAAAGTCTGCGACGGCTTTTGTGCGTGAGCACCCATCCGACGGCAGCATTGTTTTACGACTTTCCACAATATTGTTTTCCTATACGTTGGTTAAATCGTCGAAGTCTTCGACAGTGTTGAAAGAAAGGGCGGGGCGTGGATCACTTCCTGCGGCAATACTTGGCTTACCTTCAGGTCTTACAATTAAGGCTTGTATTTTTTCCCACTGTGTATCGCCTAATGTGCCAGCCTTGGCGAGCTTTTCAGCGGTAGTGGGGCTTATGATTTTTTTGTCGTACATTTCATCGACTTTTAAGCGCATCGATTTAAGCGTGGTTTCTGCTTCGGTTGCGTCCGACCATTTGCGGGCGCCGCCTCGACCTTGTACCAGTTTCAAATCACCGACGCTTTCACCGTTTATCAGTTTGGTGTAGGCGCTTTGCTCAACGGCTTTTATCCACTCTTTGAGCAAATCGATACGCTCATAAACCTTAGCGAGTGTGTCGCTGTCGTATTTAGCGTCGCTTACCGTGTAGGCGTCGTCTAAAGTTTCAAAGTCGTCACTGACCGTCTTAATGTTGTACTCTGCGAGTGCTTTGCATTCCGTATTGGCTTTGCAGTAGCGGCAAGCGTCGGTACTTGGCGTGAATAGCTCGGTCAAGTCGCTGCTTACGTCTAAACTGTTGATAAGTTTTGCCGTGTTGCGCACTTGGTTGGCGAAAGCGGTAAGCGTGTCGATATCGGCTGTCCACTCGCTGACATGGTGTAAACGAGGTTGGCTGATGATTAAGCGCACTTGCTTGAAGTCGCCAATCAAACTGTATTCTTCCAATGCTGCGAGGCCATAAATCATGAGCTGGGTATTATTCTCAGCGTCTACCTTTAAGCCTTGCCCGTACTTCAAATCGACAATGATAATTTCATCATCGGTGAGAATTACCGCGTCTGCCGTACCACCTGCGCCTTCCTCACCAGTTAAAGGTGTGAGGCTTAAGCGTTGCTCAATACGCAGTTCGCCGCCAGTGGTTCGCACGATGTCACGTACTAGGTCAACGTAGGTCTGCACGTGGTCGCACATATCTTGGTTAACATCGAACTGGAATTCTAAGGCGGCGGTGCTCGGTGATTCTTTGGCGTCTTCGAAATAGAAATACGTGTCGCCATTTTTATAAACGTTGATCAGCTCACCTAAGAAGTGTGAAGCGTTCTGCTCAGTGGCTAAACAACATTCCCCTAAGAAGTGGGCGGCAGTTCCTTCAGCGGCGAAGCTGTTGGTCGTGTTCGGTTTACCAGCTTCCATCAAGGGCGAAGCGGGGCAGGTCAACCACCGTCCGCTCGATGATGGGCTAAGTTTGGCGTGTGCCATGGTTAGCTCCTTATGCTGCTTTGCACAGTGCGACAAGCTCACCGTACTGACTTGGCTCAAGACCAGGTAGGTTCTTAGCGCCTAACTGCTTGAAGATTGCGGCGACTGCCGGTTTGCCTTTGGTAGATACGGCATCGATGACGACGCTTTTGGCTTCTTCAAAAGATATCGGCTTGTCGCTTTCAGCTTCTGTTACTTCTTCGACTACCGCCGCTTCTTCAGCGAATGGCTCGGCTTCTGCTACTTCTTCAGCGACTGGCTCGGCTTCTGCTACTTCTTCAGCTTTTGCCTTATGCTCTTCGTGTTCTGCTTCAAACTCTGCGACCGCTTTATTGATGACTTCTTTCATTTCAGCGTCGCCGCCAGTGCTGACCGCTTGGTCTTGAGACAAATCACAGTAGCGGTCGATACCTGATGCGATTGCGAATCCGGCTTGTGCCAGTGTGCCGATGGCGTCCGCCAGTTTGGTAATGCCGTTCTCGATACTCATGGTCTTATCCTTTTTGGGTTAATTTGGCAGCGTCAGGCTGCGTTAGTTTCAAAATTTCATGACAGGCGTATTCGGTAGCGCCTTGCTGTTCGTCTTGAATGGCTTGTAGCAGGTTCGATAATCTTAGGCCTTCCGCTTTCAACCCATCTTTGCGCATTTTGCCTTTGGCGATTTCGTTTGCGATATCGATGGCATGCCCTAAGAAGTCATCTTCAGGTAGCTGGGCGCTGACTTCGTTTAAAACGTCTTCTACTTCATGCGGACAAAGCATGTCGTCGTTTACGTGAAGTAGGTCATTAAGCTGATAGATAAGCGCTTGCTCGGTTGCCGTGGTGCTGAACTCACAAACGCCATGTTCTGCTATTGTTAGAAGTTCACGAGCGTCCAACGCTTTTAACTGGTTAACCGTATAGCTCACGGCTTATCCTCCATATTTGCACGTAAAAATTCATTTGCGTGTTGATTGGCTTTCTTAAAATCGTCGCTGGCAAAATCTATGTAGACTTGATCAGCAGCGCTTATATAAGTAGTGCGGATGCTATCTTTGTGTAGCTCGACAGCAGCTTGCTCATTGGCGGCTTGTGTAGCGCACGCTTTTGGTAGTAATACGATGAATATGGCCATGGCGATGAGCGTCACCATACCTATCAATATGTTCCTTTCCATAAAACATCCTTTGTTAGTTGCTTACTGCATACGACTGGCTGTCCAATCGCATGTGGGTAAATAACTAAATTTGAATATCTACTTCTTCGTCTTCGTCACCGATTTTTCTAATCATGTCTTCAGCTAAGTTCGCAAGCTCTTTTGATTCACCTTCTAATAGGTCTTCCCCATTTTCAGCTTCATCGTGTAAAAGATTGGCTACTCGCTCTAACTGACTATCGGTTAAATAGACATTTGGCATATTTTTTCCTTTTAATATCCATGGCGTTAAATAGTGTTGTTACAGTATCGATGCTTCGTCAGCTCGGTGTTTGCCGTTTCGATAAACAGATATTAAACAAAACGTTTAATCAATGCAAGCGTTTTTTAAACAAAATGTTTTTTAGTTTTAAACATACTGATTTTTAGTCACAAAAAAAACCGCCTCAATGGGCGGTCTGTTTTTAATGTTAGTTTTTAATTATGGAAATTCTATGTAGTTACCTATGACTTTTCCTATTAGCTCGTACTTACCTTCTAGCGAAACCATTCCTGGGTCTGCGAAGTTTGGGTTTAATACTTTTAGATATCTATCTTCAAAACTCTCTCCAATAACAATCTGTCTTAGTATCGCACTCGCGCCCCCGATAGCTTTTACAACAACAAAATCACTATCCTTTAGGTCGTCTATCTGTACCTCTGTTTCAACGTAAACCAAGTCTTTAGGGTTAAATATAGGCGCCATACTCTGTCCTTGTACGCGAAGCGCGAAACCTTTCTCCGATAGTGTGAAAGGCTTAGACGTGAACTCTTCTACCTGGCTTCTATCCCATTCTCCCGTAACATCCCAATCCAATATAGGTGCCAAGAACTGCTGGGTATATAACTCAAGGCTTTGCGGCTCTAACCTGAAGTCTCGAGTGTACGGCTCGGGTTGCTGTTGGTCAGGAACGCTGCTAATTACTTTCATGTACCTATCGAGCAATTGTTCTTCTTCACCCGTCAATACCCAGTCGACACTAAATCCGAATTCTCTCGCTATAGAAAGCGCCCCTTTTTTAGACACGCCGCGTTTTGACCAGTTAGTAATAGTCTGTGGCGACTCGTTAATTCTTAGTGCCAGAGCGGATGGTTCAAGACCTGTCCGCTCGAAAACCCTCGCCATAGTTGGATGCGTAATATTCATATCTAAACACCTTGTTTAAGTTAAGAGCATTAAAACAATTATCTAAACGCTTTTGTTAAACAAAACATTGACCTTGTTAAACATTATGTTTATTATCTATTAAACAAAATGATTGAATAGGTGAAACCATGAAAGATAAAGACCTAATTATGCAGCTCGGAGGGGTTGGCGTCGTGTCAGCGTACCTCGGTGTGAGCTACCAATGCGTTTTCAACTGGCTTGCTCGCGGCATTCCCGCACAAGTAAAGCTTGATCATCGCGATATTTTCCTTACTGACGACCCGCAACCCTTAGAGGACCTAGAACATGGTTAGTAAATCAAAAAATGATGCGCATATTACCTGCCATTTACCTTCCGCATATGTCAAAGCTATTCAGAATTTGACGCTTGATACTGGCGAATCGTGTAGCGAGTGGCTAAGAGATTTAGCAGTTGCCGAGATTAATAACCGCCTCCTACAAGCCAAGAGTATGCAAGCTGCGCTCGAAAGTATAGAGAACGATGAGCTTTATCAGAGCTGTGCGAGCTATCCGAGCGCAAGGAGCGTAACCAATGAATTGTGAAGACTGCCCGAATGCCACTGACGGCAAATGCTGTCACCAATCGATTGCGCTGTTGCCTGCGCTGTTTATGACCGAAGCGGTATTGGCCAATCTAAAAAATCAATGGAATAGACATTATCAACAGCAAGGGGTTTGGGATGTGCTCGAAAAACATAATCTCGTCTGAGGAAGAATATGCCAATCAACGTGCAGATGATCACAAACGATTGATGAGTGCGCAGCGCGAAGGGCGTGAAATTAAAAAACCTACGCGCAAAGAAAAACCCCAGTCAGATGTGAACTGATTGGGGTTTCTTAACTAAAACATACTAAAGGGTAATTAAAACATTATGGACCATACTATGCAAGCAAAAAGACTATGTGACGGGGCTTATAGCATCGTGCCAATTAATATGGGGCAAAAAGGGCCCATGATTAAAGAGTGGCAAAAGAAGACGTTTACCGCTGAAGATATTGACGCCGGTATCGGTGTGAAGTGCGGCATTGGTGCTTACCCAGTGTGCGCTATCGATATCGATGTGCTCAACCCTGAACTGACTGCGGCTTTGGCGAGTTGGTGCCATGAGCATTTAGGTATGACGGTTGAGCGTGTCGGTCAAGCGCCGAAAACCATGCTTATCTATCGTGCCGCTGAGAGTGGTTGGTCAAAGGCGGCAAGCCGTTGGTTTACCGATAGTAGCGAGGTAAAGCAGCGCGTTGAGATATTAGGCAAGGGGCAACAATTCGTCGCTTACCACATTCACCCTGACACAAACGAGCCTTACGAGTGGACCGATATGCTTGGCGGTTTGGAATACACGCCAGCGCAAGATTTACCCATCGTTACGGCTGATGAAGTGGCGCAAGTGTTAGAAGTCTTCGAGCAAATGGCAATCGACGCGGGTATGAAGGTTTGTAGCGGCTCGACCAGTACCAAGCTGAATAATCGTAAAGCGGATCCTGAAGACTTCACCGCCGGTGACAAAGTAGGCGTCGATATCAAAGAGGCTGCAAAACTACTTACCCATCTGGACGCATCGGACTATGAGCGTTGGTTACAAGTCGGTATGGCGCTGCATCATGAATACGATGGTGGTGATGACGCTTTTAATATTTGGGACGACTGGTCACAAAAAGCGGATAACTATAGTAGTGATGAAGACTTAGAAAAACGATGGTCAGGCTTTGGCCACGATGGTAGCGGTATCACCATTCGTACGCTACTTAAATGGGGCAATGATGCCAACGCACAAAAAGCGCGCGCGCAAAAGCGTGACGCTATTCAAGACTTCAAAGACCGCATTGAAGATTGTAGTGACGGATTTGAGTTTGAAGAGACGCTACGCGCTATTGGCCGTGAGCTAGATAAGAACGAAGTCATTACCTGTAATGAAGTACGCGCTACCGCCAAGACTAAATATAAAGCGATGATGAAGCAGTCGATCTCCGATGCCAATATCAACACGCTTTTAGGGCTTGGACGCGATACCAGTGCTGAAAACTTAGAACGTCAGATGCAATATACCGAGTTTGGCAATGCGCGCCGTATGCTTGAGCTGTTTGGTGAAAACATCATGTTCGCTGCAGATACTGAAACCTGGTATCGCTGGACAGGTAGCTACTGGCGCGTATCGGCGCAAGCTGAGCTTGAGCAATTATCCAAAGATACGCTGATGCAACTTATCGCTGATGGCGCTGAGCAAGGTATCTTGGCCAGTGACCAATACGACTTCGTTAAAAATAGTCTAAAGGTCGCCATGATGACCGCCATGGTAAAAATTATCCGTACTGAGAAAAGCATCTTAGTAAACACCGGCGACTTGGACGCTAATAAAATGCTGTTTGGTGTCGCCAACGGCGCCATCGATTTAACGACCGGCGATTTATTACTGTCTGATAGATTGGACCGTATCACTATTGCCAGTAGCACTAAGTATAAGCCGGATGCTAAATGCCCATTGTTTGAGCAAACCGTTAGCGAATGTTTTTACGGTGATACTGAGCTGGTCGAGTTCTTCCAACGCTTAATGGGTTACACGCTACTCGCTGATCCTAAAGAAGACATCATCGTCATACCGTACGGCACAGGTAGTAATGGTAAGTCGACTGTCCTTGGCGCTATTCGTGACGCCATGGGTGCGCATGCTATCACCGCATCTAATGAAACATTCTTAGGTAGTGGTGGCGCTAATGCTGGTGGTCCGCGTGACGATATCCTACGCCTTCGCGGTAGTCGCTTTGTTTATGTCACTGAGCCTGACGAAGACCGCGAGCTTAAAGAAGGCTTAATCAAATCAATGACAGGCGGCGAGGCCATGGCAGCGCGCGCGGCATACTCGCGCACCTTCGTACAGTTCACACCAACGTGGACAGTCATTCTTCCTACCAACCACAAGCCTATCATTAAAGGGGATGACTTCGGCATCTGGCGCCGCATCATGCTTGTGCCTTTTACCCGTAACTTTAGTACCGACCCCGATATCGTCAAAGACAACGACCGTAGCGAAAAGCTAAAGGCTGAATATGAAGGCATCCTGGCATGGCTTGTACGCGGTGCGATGTCTTACTTAGAGATGGGGCTTCAGCCACCGGCCATCGTTGAAGAAGCGCGCGACGAATACAAAAGCGATATGGACCTACTCGCGGAGTGGATAGAGGAATGCTGTGAGATCGGTCGTGACAAGGTCGCTACTAACGCGGCGCTGTGGGCCAGTTGGAAACAGTTTGCCGAGGTACGCGGTGAGCTGCGATATATCAGTAACGCTAGAACACTGAACAAAAAACTGGAGGCGCGGGCTTACGTTAAGAGGCTAAACAATACGTACGGGATACGTGGTCGCGGCTTATTGGGTATATCTGTCAAGGACGACTTCGAGAATGTGGAGGATGCCAGGGCGTAGTTTGCGTCTGGCGGTTGGTCAGTCCGCAAAGATTGCGGATTGGCTTTTGTATTTGTGTCGATAGTTACGATAGGTTTTAGAAATTATTTTATTTTTGAGTTGGTATTGCGTTTTTAGGGTGTGCTTTTTGGGGTTTGTGTCGATAGAGTCGATAACTACCCCGTTTTCAAAGACCTCTCTTATATAGACAACTCTTTGTTATATGCCCTTTTATCGTTTCTATCGTTTCAACTCTATTTTATCTCCTTATTTATTCTTTTTCTAACTTAAAAAAAGAAAGAAAGGGAAAATATAGTTAAACAAAAGTTAGGTATCAATTAATTAGCGCCGGAGCATATCCCTGCTTAGAAGGGTCGCCGGTTTAGAGTATAGAAAAGTATATTGAGGATTGAATTATGAGTGATATTGAGATTAAAAAAGGTGATACGTGGGTTAATAAACTCGATGAAACCAATACTGTAACGCTAGCGACCGTGGGCGGTTTTAGCGTGACAGGCAGTAGCACTAAAGATGGTTCTTATATGGCATCAAGGCGCGACTTCTTGCATTACTTCAAGCCAAGCGAGCAAGGTCGCAAAGATAAACCAAAACACAGTCATTACCACAAGGATGTTAGCGGCTACGACACGATAGATATTTACGTCATCTGCGATTTGTATGTCGATGATAACTCCGGTTGTATTCAACACGCGGTAAAGAAGCTACTGTGCGGCGGTAAGCGTGGCGCTAAAGACGAGGTTAAGGATTTACAAGAAGCCATGGATACCATCCAACGTAAGATTGAGATACTACAAAGTAAGAATGGGGATAACCGATGATCAGTAAAGACCAAATCTACACAAACAATGAAACCGCACAGCGCGTCTTAGTCTTGCGAGTTGATGATCATTACGTGCATTACCAAACTGACGGATTTATCAAGCCGTTATTTAAGTTTGAATTTTTAGAACAGTTTACCTTGGAGCCAAAAATTAAAGCGGACAGCGCATCGATTGACGCACAAGAAATGAAACTAATGGACTGGGTTGACCTTAAGGAGCCAAAAGCATGAGCGACGTAATTGTGAATATACTACTGATAATCTCTCTGATGTTTTCATCATTGCTCTATGGCTATCAGCTTGGTAAGCGTAAAGCAAAGGAGCGTAAAGCAAAGGAGCCGAAAGCATGATTGATATTAAAGAATTACTGCTAGCCTGGGGCGCTTGGTGCCGCGATGATCACATGGGCCTCGATTGTAAATCCCCATCTGAAATGATTATGCGCTCAGCGCCTCACGCAGATGCTACTGAAACCGCACCAGTGACACGCTATCAGATTGATTATATTAGCGATGACACGGCTTTAAGGATAGACCGCATAGTAACGGTACTTTGCAAGTACAAGCCGATAGAGGGCAAATGCTTGCGAATGAGGTATATAAACAGGCAGTACCCTGAACATATCGCCAACACGTATCTGTCAGACTTGAAGTACGGCAAAGATAGCAAACGTAAAGTGAGCAAGTATAAAGCCAGTGAGTACATTGCAAGTGCCGAGGGTTTTATCTTAGGGCGCATATTAGATGCAATGTAGCACTTGACAAAGTATCTTAGCTTTGCTAAATTTGTGCAACGCTGCTAGATTTATCAAGAGCGATTAATAATTATTTAAGCCCTACTTTAACGAGTGGGGCTTTTTTATTGTCCAAAATTTGGCAAGGGATTGCTCATGTGCGACTTATCAAACGCTGAGGTCTTTAATCGTTGGAAGCAATGTAAGACCAGTAAGCGATTACAAGCTGCCGACTATTGGTACAACTTCATGTTAGTACGCGCCAAGTACGGTGATAAGCAGGCGCAGGGCATTGTTAGCACGATGGATAGATTGAAGTAGCGAGGTAAGCGATGGCACTTAAAGCACTAAAGCCAAGACTAACGCCGGTGAGCACCAAAGCCTACGGTGATAACCATCAACCAAAATCAAGATGGGGTAAGAGCCGCGGTCATGAATGGACGAAGCTTAGACGGGTTGTATTAGAGCGTGACAAGTTCACATGCCAACACTGTCATAGAGTAGGTGGTAACTTAGAGTGTGACCACAAGGTTAATGAGGCCCAAGGTGGCACTAACGAGTTGAGTAACTTGCAGACCTTATGTAGAGAGTGTCACAAGGTTAAGACGCAGCAAGAAAGCATCGACGGAATGTTTGGAAAGGTTATAGATTAACTTATTCAGGTTAATTTCTGAGATTCAAAGTTAAAATAGGTGGGGGGAGGTGATTTCATTTTGAAAGGGAAGCCTGAAAAGAGCGCCCACCATCTCATTTATAAAAAAAACAGCCTCAAAAACGAGGTTAAAGGATTTAATACAATGGCAATGACCGATAAGAAAAGGGCATTTGCTGATAGCCTCTTATCGGGCGCAGCAAAAAACATATCAAACCGTGAAGCCGCTATCGAAGCAGGTTACAGTGAAGCAACTGCATCACAGATGGGTAGCAAGCTTGCAAAAGATAAAGACGTTTTACGATACATGGCGCAGCAAAAGTTAAATAATTCTCAAGCGATTAAAGCTGAGGTTAAAGACTATCCAAAAATGGATAGTGAGAACGCAGACCCAAAACAAAAACTGCTCGACTTGCTTAACGATGCGGACCCGGTGATTGCATTGAAAGCGGCCGCCGCATTAATGCCTTACATGTACGCAAGAATTGCACCGGCTGGAAAAAAAGAAGGCGAGAAGCAAAGCGCCATTGAAGCAACCAAGACCGGTAGATTTGCTACGCTTAGTCAGCAGTCAGACAAAATACAATAAGAGATAACCAATGATTACTGAATGGACAACAGCGTTACCTGATTGGGAAAAGCGCATAGTCCAAAAACAATCATTGCAGCCATGCCCACCACTCAATCAAGAAGTCGCAGACATTGCGCTAAAAGTTTTTAACAGCTTGATACTGGTTGATGTTATCGGTCAGCCAACAATGGGCGAAGCGTCGCTTGAATGGTCACAAGACTTTATCGCGGCTATCTTTGGTGCTTATGATCCTGATACTAAAACAAGATTAATAACCGAGTTCTTTTTGCTCATCAGTAAGAAGAACGCCAAGTCAACATTGGCAGCCGGTATCATGATGACCGCTTTAATATTGAACGAGCGACATTCAGCCGACCTCGCTATTATTGCCCCGACTAAAGAGGTCGCTAACAACTCATTTAATCCAGCGCGTGACATGATAGCCGCTGACCCTGAATTATCTGCCATGTTCAATGTGAGTGAGCATACAAGAACGATTACCCATTTAGGTACAAACGCAAAGCTAAAGGTTATTGCAGCGGAGAGTGAAGCCCTAGCGGGTGTTAAGGCATCATATATCCTAGTGGATGAGCTGTGGCTATTTGGCAAGCGAGCCAATGCAGGTTCAATGCTACGTGAGGCAACCGGTGGTCTTGCATCGAGACCGGAGGGTTTTGTTATCTACCTAACCACTCAGTCAAACGAGCCACCATCGGGCGCAATGAAGCAAAAGCTCGACTATGCCCGGGCAGTACGTGACGGCAAGATTCATGACCCACAGTTTCTAGGTTTGCTTTACGAGTTCCCTCAAAAGTTTATTGATGACGAATTATATCTACAGCAAAAATATTGGTATATCACCAATCCAAATCTCGGGTCATCAGTCAATGAGAAATATATTGAGCGCGAGTTTAAAAAAGCTAGCGATGAAGGCAAAGAAGAATTGCAGGATTTTAGCGCCAAGCATTTAAACATACAGATTGGCGTATCAATGAGGGCGAATCGATGGGCAGCATCAGAGTTTTGGAGCGCAGCCGCCGCAGAAAAGCCGTTTACTTTAGCGCAATTAATCGAGCAGTCCGAAGTCATCACGATGGGAATAGATGGCGGTGGACTGGACGACTTATTGGGCATGGCTGTCATTGGTCGTTTGCCTACGGTCATTCGTGAATACCAAGATAAAGTCAGTAATCAAAAGGTGCAGGTAAAGCCGTGGTGGGTGTGGACTAAAGCATGGTGTCATGAGATAGCATTGGATCGTCGCAAGTCTATTGCTGACACACTCAGAGATTTTGAGCGCCAAGGCGATTTATCTATCGTTAAAAACATAGGCGATGAAACGGACGAGCTAGCTAAGAGCGCTAAGCAAGTATTTGACAGTGGCAAGTTGGATAAGATAGGGCTAGACCCGCTAGGTATCGGCGCTTTGATTGACGAGCTGATAATGATTGGCATACCTGATGATAAGCTGATAGGCGTAACGCAGGGCTTTAAAATGTCCGGCTATATCAAGACCGCTGAAAACAAGATTGCACGTAAGGACATGCTTCACGCTAGTCAGCCAATCATGGCGTGGTCAGTCGGCAACTGTCGCACAGTGGTGCGTGGTAGCGGCACGATGTTATCAAAAGCTGAAAGCGGTACGGCTAAGATTGACCCAGTGATAGGCATGTTAAACGCCGTCGCACTGATGAGCCAGAATCCCGATATACCTAATGATGGTAAAGCAACGGTCTTTTTTGTATGAGGTAAGTGATGAGTGATGAAGTCAAATTGCTGTTTATCCTCCCTTTAATTACTTACGCAATGGCTGTTATAGGCTTATTGGTCATAAGAGGTATGTAATGACAGGAAATATAGAAAACGTTCTGATAGTCTTGATATGCTACCTTATAGGTGTTGCGTGTGGCTGGATTTGTTGGGGTAATAGACGATGAATTTTGATTACGATAAGTATGATTCAATGGGTTATGACGAGCTTGAGGTTGAGCTGTCAAAACTCAGTCAAGGCGATAGGGTTGATATATTGAGTAATATTCTATGCCAAGAGTTCTATTTGGTTGACCATGTCGAGCACATAAAACAAATACTTCTAATCCTACTAAGGCTGGAGTCGTTCGATGAAGCTAATCCTACTACTACTTGCCGAGAAGTTTCTGCAATACATGGACAAGAAAATAAAGGCTGATGACGAGAAGTTATCTAGTGATGGCGGAGAGAATGATGAGCGACTACATTAGACATATCAAACGGACTCATGCGGATTTTAATCACCTGACGTGGTGCGGAAGACCTGCTTCTGGATTTGTATTTTCCAACCTTGACCACGCAGCCGAGAACGGACTTAATCAAGGTCGTTTGGTAGCTTGCAAGAAATGCACAGAGGCTGCTATCAAAGCATTGCAAAACGGACAAAGTTAAACCAATCTAAACAAATCAAGCTCACTTCGGTGGGCTTTTTTATTGCCTAAAATTTATAACGAGAACCACTATGACAAAAGCGTATAGCGTACTCAAAGTTAAGGCTATCACTGAGACTGACGATGAGCGAACGATAACCGGTATTGCATCAACCCCTAACATGGATAGGGACAGTGATGTAATGGATATGATGGGCGCAAAGTTTGCCCTACCTATCCCTTTACTGTGGCAGCACAATCACAATATGCCAGTGGGCGAAGTCACATCGGCAACCGTAACGCCCGATGGTATCGAGATTGTCGCTAAAATTGCCAAGATTGATGAAGAAGGCGTACTGAAAAATCGTATCGATGAAGCTTGGCAGTCGATTAAATCAGGATTGGTCAAGTGCTTATCCGTTGGATTCCGCGCCATTGACTATGACTATATCGCAGACAGCTACGGCTTAAATATTAAGACATGGGAATGGTACGAATTATCCGTTGTAACCGTTCCCGCGAACGCCGACGCAATTATCACAAGCGCAAAACAAATTAAGAAAGCATTTACTGATGTTGGCGTTAAAGAGTTAGCACCAGTGCAACCAGTTATCGAAACCCCTACGCAAGTAGAAAGTATTGTCCCTGATGAAGCTGCGGTCGTAGCGGATTCTTTTATAACCCTAGTTGACCCGAATCAGGGCAGCATATCTTTAATTGATGGAGAAACCCTATGAATTGGGCAGAACAACGAGCACAGATTTTAGCGACTATCGCAAAGAAAAAAGGCGTGATGCAAGCCATCATGACCAAAGCCGCCACCGAAAAACGCTCAACAAGCGATGACGAAGAAAATCAAGTCAAAGCCGTTGAAGATGATTTGGCGCGCTTAGAAGCCAATCTAAAACGTGTCGATGGTTTTATCGCTGACATGGCAGCAGCCGCTACAGCAGCCACGCCAGTAGCAGGTGACAGCGAAGAAGAAGCAGCCGCAAGTGCTGAGGGCGAAGCTGACCCAGTGAAAGCGGCTAAGCGTGTCACTGTAACTTCTAACTTAGGTCAGGGCATTGGTTTTGCTAAAGCGATGCGAGCGCGTGTTGCTGCACAGCTAGAGCGTAAGAATGGCAGCAACGTATCAGCACTTGATGTTGCAAAAGCACGTAATGAGCCTGAACAAGTTATCCGCTTCTTGCAAAAAGATGCGATTGTAGGTCGTACTGATGCGCCTGAAATGGAAGCACTGGTACAAGATGACAATCTATCGAATGAGTTTGTCGAGCTACTACGTGAGCGCACAGTGTTTGATAAGCTGACCGGCTTCCGCTCAGTACCGTTCAACACTAAGATGGTTAATCAGCTAACAGGCGGCGTTGCTTCATGGGTAGGCGAGGGCTTAACCAAGCCGACAACCAACCCGACGTTTGGTACGGTTCGTATCGATGAGCACAAACTTGCTGCAATCTCTATCTTCACTGATGAGTTTTTACGCAACAGCCGACCAAAAGCAGATGGTGTTTTTCTAGATGACTTGCTTGCTGCATGTGCTGAGCTTGTAGATAGCACATTCTTAGGTGCTGCCGCTGGCACTGATGTTACCCCTGCTGGTATCTTAAACGGTGTGACTGGCATCACTGCCACCGGTCAAACTGGCGATGCTTATCGCGCAGACCTGAAAGCCCTAGCGGTTGAGTTCTTGACGGGTAACAAGTCACTAACTGGCGCACAGCTAATCATGTCAGAAGTTATGGCGTATGAGCTTGCAGATTTGGTTGACGCTTTAGGCAATACCATGTTCCGTGGTATGGACGCGCAGATCGGAAGTAAAGCGTTCAAAGGTATCAGCGTCGTAGAATCAGAAGCAGCAGACGGTAAAATCATCATGATTAAGCCTAGTGAAATCTTGCTTGCTGATGATGGTCGTGTCGATGTGTCATACAGTGATCAAGCAACCATCGTGAATGGTGCAACGTCAATCAACTTATGGCAGCAAAACATGAGCGCGGTTCGTGTCGAGCGCTTTATCTCATGGGCTAAACGCCGTACCAGTGCGGTGTCGTTTATCCAATACACCTAGTAAATAGTAAACAAAATTTCGATATCGGAAATCCGGCATCGGAACAATATCAATAACTTAAAGGTCGGCTGGTTATCCAGTTGACCTTTTTTATGAGTAAGTATTCGCGGAGTATTTAGTCATAAAAAACAAAGGAGCTTACAAAATGAAAGTTAAGTATTTAAAAGATGCGCCATTAGCAAGTGCTGGCACTATCGCTGATGTGCTAGACAATCACGCAAACGTGCTGATTCGAGCAGGTATTGCCGAGGCTTACACAGCGCCAAAGAGCAAGCCAAAAAAAGAAGATAAGAAAGCCACTGACGATAGCGAGTAGCAATTATGGGCATGTTTGATTGGTTCAAAGGTAAGAAATCGGCAAGCACTGCTCAGACAATTAGTGGCGGTGATTCTTGGCGCACAATTCATGAGCCGTTTACGGGAGCGTGGCAAAAGAACGAAGAAATAGAGATTAGTAAACATGACCAAATGCGACATCATGCGGTATTTGCTTGCGTTTCTCTCATATCTCGTGACATTGGCAAGCTAAAAATACATACAAAAGCGCCTATCGGTGGCGTAAAACAGGTTATTAAAAGCAAAGCTAGTGACTTATTGGCTAAGCCTAACAACTATCAGACTACGCAGCAGTTTTTAGAAGCATGGGTGACGTCAAAAGCGACCACTGGTAACGCTTATATTTGGAAAATACGCGATATTTACGGCGATATTTGGCGCATGTACGTGCTAAATCCTGAGCGAGTAAAGCCGTTAGTTGATGAAAATGGCGCTATTTACTATCAAGTTAAGCGCGATGTGCTGTTCAATATCGATGATGACCTGATTTTACCTGCGTCAGAGATTATTCATGACCGCTTTAATTGCTTCTATCATCCGCTTGTGGGCTTATCACCTATCACGGCTTGCGCTTTATCGGCAAGTCAAGGCGTAAACATTCAGCGCAATGCTAGTACATTTTTTGGCAATCAGTCACGCCCTAGCGGTATCTTGGTAGCGCCCGGCTCTATCAGTGAATCAACTGCTACTGAGATTAAAAACAACTGGCAGGCAAACTACACTGGCACAGGCACAGGTAAAACGGCGGTACTTGGCGATGGTATGACCTACCATACCATATCAGTGAGCGCCCACGATGCTCAGCTTGTCGAGCAACTAAAGCTGTCAGGCGAGATTGTTTGCACAGCGTTTAGTGTGCCAGCTTTTAAAATCGGACTTGGCACAATGCCAGGCGGCTTAAAACCTAGCGATCTAAACGAGCTTTACTACAGCGATTGCTTGCAGCCATTACTTGAAGCTATCGAAAACCTGCTAAATGAAAATTTAGATTTAGAACCCGAAGTTGAAGTTGAGTTTAATCTAAAAGGTCTAATCCGAATGGATAGCACAAGTCAAATGGCTTATCTAAACATCGGTATTAGCAGCTCGATTATTTCACCGAACGAGGCAAGAGCTGAGCTTGGCTATAGTCCGGTCGATGGGGGTGATAGTCCGATGATACAGCAGCAGAATTACAGCCTAGCAGCGTTGGCAGCGCGTGACGCTACTAACCCATTGGCGGTAATTACTGAGCCAGTAGCAGCCAATGACAGTGAGGTGATAGATGAGTAACTGGGTGACGCTTGAAGAAGCAAAATACCATCTGCGCTATGACGATGATAGTAACGACATGATGCTAACGGCTTATATCGCAGCAGCAGAAGCGGCTATCAATCGATACATTACAGAGGACGTTACAGCAGCTGCCACGCCTGATATTAAGGTCGCGGCATTGCTACTGGTCGGCTATTACGATTATAACCGTAACATGGACAAAGATATGCCAAGTGACGGCAACTATCTACCTGCGCCAGTACGTGCTTTGTTATGGCCGTATCGCCAACCATCGGTAAATTAAGGGGTTGATATGGCTTGCAAAGGCTGTGAAGAACGACGCGAATGGATAAGGAGGCAAAAAAATGCGGCAAGACAGAGTTTACAGCAGCTCATCAAGCGACTTAATAGCACTGATGACAAAGATAATCGAGCAAAATAATACGCTTATCGAGCAGTCAGCCGCTAAAGATAATTTGATAATGCAGCTAATCGAGCAAAATGACGCGATACTAAATGAGCTTGTCGAGCAAGAAGACGACGAGCCAAGCGGTTCGCCTTACTTAGACGGGTGATTTATGGGCGTTCGAGCAGGACAGCTACGACACAGAGTAACTATCGAGTCTTATAACTCAGGTGGGCGCGATGATGACGGCTTTGAATTACCGTCACAGTGGATTGAGCGCTCAAAGCTATGGGCAAAGGTCACACCGCTATCATCTAAAGACTTATTGAGCGCGCAGGCTGAGCAATCAGAGGTCACAGCTCGCATGATGGTGCGCTATAACACTGAGATTGATACAACTATGCGCGTAATTTGGAAGGGTCGGACGTTTGCTATCGATAGCGAGGGCTTGGACGACAACGAAGATGGCATGACTTACACCACGTTTAATCTCAGTGGCGGCGTTGAAGTGCATAGGACTTGATTATGGCAAACGAAATCACAGGGCTTGATGAAGTCATCGAAAAGATGCGTCTGCTAGGTAAACCCAAGAAGGTTAAGAACGCAGCCACACGGTCAGCTAGAAAGGCTATGAACATCGTAAACAAGGCAGCCAAAACCAATGCCAAAGCGTTCGATGATAAAAGCAGTGGCAACAAGATTTGGAAAAACATTGTTACACGGCCCGGCAAAACAAAAGGCGTTGATTCTGTAATGATGAAAGTCGGCATTAAAGGCGGCGCTAAAAAGACAGCTGGTACGGGCAACTCGGGTGGTGATACTTGGTACTGGCGCTTTAAAGAATTTGGCACATCAAATCATGCAGCATCACCCTTTATGCGACCGGCATTTAGTAACAACAAAGATGCGGTTGAGGCTGAGTTTAAACGCTCATTCAGTGAAGAACTGGACAAGGAGATTGCCAAGCTATGAGCTTTATACCGATATTTAGAACTCTTAAAGTTGATGCAGCTGTCAGTGCATTGATTGACGTTAATACACGTCTGTATGAGGACGTGGCGCCATATAAAACACCTACACCTTACATGGTTTGGCAAGCAATCAGCGGTCAAGCAAACAATCACCTTGACTGCCCATCTAACCTTGATGACACGCAATATCAGCTAATGGTCTATGCCTCAGATGCAAAAACAGCTTACGAATTACGCGACCTATGCCGAAAGGCTTTAGAAAATCGGTCATGGATAAACAATCCATCAATTAATCAGTATGAAACTGACACCAAGCTTTACGCTCGTGGGTTCGATGCAAATTGGATTTTAGAGCGTTGAGAATCAAACAATCAATGAGAGGTTTTAAAAATGGCTAAAGTTAAAAAAGGCGTACTGACGCAAGGTACGCAAGTATGGATTGAGCATGGCGATGTGCCAGTGCTTACTAAAATGGTTTGCATCACCGGTATTCAGCTAGGCGATGATAGCCCGACTGATATTGCTAACACCTGCTTAGAAGAAACGGACAGCGCAACGTCTATCTATGGCCTTAATCAACCAGGCGAAGGCTCGATCACATTAAACACTGACCCTGATAACGCTAGTCATTTGGCATTACTACAACTAGCGGCAGACAATGCAGGGGTTAAAGTCTATGTCGGTTGGTCAGATGGTGTTGGTGAGCCGACAATTGGAACGCCTGACACTGAGCTGCCAGCGACGCGCACATGGACAACATTCACCGCATTGCTAAAAGACAGCTCACCTACGTTTGAAGCTGACAGCTTGGTACAGCATACCATTTCGATGAAGCGCCAATCAAAAGCAACAACCATCTATGGCACTACTCCCTAGTAGCTAACAATCAATCACAACGAACCCTCTTAACGGAGGGTTTTTTATTGGAGTTTTAAAGATGGCAAAGTTACAGCTATCAGATATTAAGTCAGGCAGCCTAGTCTCACAAGTGCGCGATGAAACAGTGGAGTTTTTCCACAATGGCGAAGAAATGAGCGTTGATATTCGCATCAAACAACTGCCATTTGTTGAAACTGAATCGTTATTTAAACGTCTATACGATGGTGAAAACGTATCAAGCGAATGGATTAGTAAGGCGTTGGTTGATGACAAAGACAAAGTGATGTTTACTAAGAAACAAGTTGAAGATACGTTTGTTCAACCGTTAGCGGTTGCGGTATTCGATAAGGTTTATGGTGCTGACAACCTAAAAAAGTCGATGGACAAGGCGAAGAAAAAGGCTTCATAGCAGGTGAGAACGAATTGCTATATGAGCTTGCGCTAAACGGTATCGGCGGCAACAGCATTCATCAAGTTAAATCAAATCTCACCATGCTAGAGATTAACCAGTGGGCTGAGTATCGATACAGGCGCGGTAGTCTAAACGTAGGGCGTAGAGTTGAACAGGCGGTCGCAAACATGATGGCAATCTACATCAACGGACAGCGCACAGATGACTACATCGAGCCGCTTGAGCTAATGCCGCATGAAGATGACATTGAAGTTGGCTTTGAGGCACAGATTGACGATTAAACTAGATTATTGTGCTACTATCAGACAAAACAAACTAGAGATTGTCATGATAAGAATAATTGCCGCGCTATCTATCGCCATGCTTTGCACTAACGCCAATGCTAATGTCGGTATTGACGAGTATTGCTTTGAGGCGATGAAATTATCAGAAGCTGTTATGAAAGCTAGACAGTATGGTGTATCAATAGAAAGCGCACTATCCGTGAGAGAAAGCGCCTTTAAGAAAAGCAAAGACGAGGCTGCTAGACTTATCCACACTGAAATGATACTAGAAGCCTACGATGGCCCGATGTACTCAACTGAAAAATACAAGCAGTCGGAAATAAAAGAGTTTGCCGCTGAAAATTACTTAGCTTGCATTAAAGGCATGAGATTAGCTACAGACAAATAAAAGCAGTAGCAGACAATAACCCTCTTAATCGAGGGTATTTTTTTGCCTAAAATAAGGATAAACCGTCATGGCATCAAGCTCACTTGGCACATTAACACTAGATTTGGCGGTAAGGCTGAGCGAGTTTACCGATGGACTGACACGCGCAGAACGTGAGGCAAGAGACAGCACAGGTCGTATTAGCGATTCAGTGCGCGGTATGCGTGACAATATCGCAGATGATATTAGCAAAATATCAGGCTCGCTCATTGGTATGACTGTCGGAGCTGTGGCGGTGGCCGGTGCTGCAATGGCAGCAATGGCTATTGAAACCGCAAAGGCTGATGTGCAACTAGGCATCATGGCAGGTACAGCTAATTCAAGCCTGAAAAGCTTCCAAGTTTTAACCCACGCAGCAGCCGGCTTTGGTGTTGAACAGGAGGCACTGGCGGCAATCTTAGCAGACACGCAGGAAAAACTAGGCGAGTTTAGCGCAACAGGTGGTGGTGGTGCGGCTGATTTCTTTGAAGCTTTGCAAAATAATACCAAGATGACCGATGAGCAGATCCGCGAACTTGGCAAAACCTTACAAAGTAAAGATGGCGTAGGCGCTATCCAGTACCTAAAAGATGAGCTTGACGCGTTAGGCGCAACATCACAAGAACAACGTTTTGTCTTTGAGAGCTTGGCAGGTGACTTAGGTAACTTGATGCCACTGTTTGCCGATGGTGGCAGAATACTTGAAGAATACGGCGTACAGCTCACAGATGCAGGTGTTATCAAGACGCAAGAAGCTATCGAGCACTCAAGAAGACTTGCGGCGCAAACACAAGCCATGCAGACGCAATTTGAGGGATTAAAGACACAGCTAGTCGCTCAGATGATACCAGCATTAAGCACACTTATTGATTATTTTGGCGAAGGTAGCAAGAAAAGTCGCGGCTTTAAGAATGAAGTAGATGGCGTTAGTGATGCGGTCAGAATAACAACAGGCTCAATCATCGGCTTGGCTGCAACCGTATCAACCATAGCGCAGACATTCCAAGCCGTGGGCGCTCAGATGCGAGCTATCGGGCAGACAACACTGAATTTTGTTGAAGCTGATGGGGTTATAGCAAAGAGCAAGGCGCTAGTGGCTGGTACGATAACAATGGCAGGTATGGCGACTGTCAGTATGCGCTCAATCAGTGATGAATACGACAGAGCAATTAGGGCTTTTGAAGCATCGAGCAGCGGTCAGCAAAAGCGCCTTACCGGATTGGCTGCCACATACTACGACGCCAACAACTTTTTGCAAAGCAACACAAGCGGTCTAGCAATCAATACGGTTGAAGCAGATGCGAATGCCAAAGCGATAGAAAAACGCACGGCCGCATTAGCCAAGGCGCAAAAAGTAGCAGGAGAAGTAAAATTAAAGCCAAACGCCAAGGCGCTTGCTAACGCTGAGAACTACGGCTTTGCAAACTATGAAGCTCAGTATGGATTGCCTTACGGTTTGATGACCGGCATTCATATGCAGGAGTCTCGTGGGAACGCCAATGCTACTGGCCCGATGACCAAGTACGGAAAAGCCAAGGGCGGTTTTCAGTTTATCGATGCTACAGCTCAGCGTTTTAAGGTGGATAACGCTTACAACATGGAGCAAGCAACAGAGGGTGCTGCCAAGTATCTAAGTTATCTATACAAGCGATTTGATGGCGACCTTGCTAAAACCATCGCAGCTTATAACACAGGCGAGGGCAATGTAGATAAAAACCCAATGTCACTAATCTTGTCGGATAGATGGGCAAGAAACAAAAAAACAGGTATCGGTCAGACCAAAGAGTACACCAAAAACGTACTTGCTTATATGAAGTCTGCTACCACTGACACAAGCAAGCTGGTTTACGACACAGTGACTAAGCAAGCAAAAGACGCTCAGGATTTGCAAGAGAAAACATTAAAGCGCCAAGGCTCTATACAAGCAAAGTATGCAACCGAGCGCGAAAAGCTAGACCGTGATTATGCTGCTAGTGTTACCGAGATTGAATCGTTATATGCGGAGGGTTCGATTGAGCGCGCAGACTTATTGAACCGCGCAAAGGTTGAATACGACCAAAAGCGCACAGCAACCGCAAAATCTATACTTGAAAGTTATATGAAAGATGAAGAAAAGCTGACATACGAGCATAACAAAAAGATTGAGCGTATCAATGTCGAATTTGCAGAAGATGACCTGTCAAGACAGTTGCTCATTGACTTACAAAACGCCGCTTATCAAGAAGATTTAGCAAACTTCAAATTTGCATCACAAGCAAAACTACGTGAGCAAGACAAGCTTTATCAATCTATTGCTAACAGCATGAAAGCCAATAGATTAGGCGCTGCTAGCACTGGCTTGGATAGCATGGCACAGCGCACGATGAGCGGCCAAGATTACGAAGTATGGCGCTTAGCGCAGAACCATGACGAGGCGTTTAACTCAGTTAATGACCAGTACGCAGGTCGTCAAAATGAGATTAATGCGCGTAATGAACGTGGTGAGTTTGAATTGCCAGAGCTTGAACGCTTTGAGCTGCTAGAAATTGCCAAGCAAGAACACATGGACGCAATGTGGGCTATGGAGCAAGAGTTTGCGCTTAAACAGCAGCAGCTTGACGAGGCGCAAAAATTTGCGCGTATTGATATGTATCAAAGCTTGTTTAGTGGTTTAGCTGGTATGACTAGCGCATTCTTTGGTGAGCAATCAGCAGCTCATAGGGTTATGTTTGGGATTGAGAAAGGCTTTGCAATCGCTCAATCTGTCATGGCTATTCAGCAGTCTATCGCTAAAGCTATGTCGCTAGGATTTCCGGCAAACATACCCGTTATTGCTCAGGCAGTTGGGCAGGGTTCGCAGATAATTAGTAATATTAAAAGCGTGTCAATGGGGGGTATCGCTCACGGCGGCTTGGATTACGTGCCTAAAGAGTCTACGTACTTACTCGATAAAGGTGAGCGCGTCTTATCGCCAAATCAAAACCAAGACCTTAATAATTTTATGAAAAGTGGCGGTAGTGGCGAGGTTATCATCAATAATTACTCAAGCGCCAAAATTGAGCAGCGACAAGATGCAAACGGTGTGACGATTCTTGATGTTAGAGATGAAATCAAGCGCTCATGGACTAATACTGGTAACCCTAACAGCTTTGAGAGTAAGCAACTTAATCGCAATATACAGGCACCACGGAGGCGCTAAGCATGGCAGCAATAGATTTACTACCAAAGCTCATATTGTGCCCGTTACTCGACAGCTACAGCCCCACATTAGGCAATGACGTTATTACCACGCAGTATGAAAACGGTATGCCACGACAGCGCCTAGCAGGTGTGGGCAGACCTCATCAAACACCCGTATCATTTAGGCATAAGGCACAGCACCAAGATTATATCTTAGCGTTTTGGCGTGTATATCGTGCTAGAGCGTTTGCAATGCGCCTTATCTTAGATGGTACAGATTTGGCGTGGTATGAGTGTCGATTTATCGGTGAGCCGTCAATCTTGACTTTAGGTGGCGGTGTCTTTGAGTTTAACATTAACCTTGTTTGCCGACCAAAGCCGTTAGATATTGAGCAAGATAAAACCTTTATTGCACTTTACGAGCAGACAGGCGGTGATATATCGACATTCTTTAACTTGCTCGAAAAGCTGGTTAATGAGGATTTACCTGACGCGCTAGGGAGTTTAAATGCCTGATTATAATTACTGGTTAAGCGGCAATCCTGATGACGTGAGATTGCAGTGTGTTGAGATTTCGCACCCTGCATGGTCAAAGGTCTATCGTATCGTGCAAAACCATGCAGACGGCGTTACAGTGACGCATGAGGGTGGCTTTGCTTACGATTATGACTATGTACCGCTGACAATCCAAAAAGGTACGAATAGCGATGATTTAGATCAGCAAATAACTATCGGCGTTGGCGACTTAGGAGAGACATTTCCAAAAGAGCTTGACGCTGCCAGGGCAAGTCAATACTCGCATATTCGCCCTACGCTGAATTACCGTGAGTATAATCTTAGCGACTTGTCTAAGTCACAGCTAACCATTTTAGGTTTAGAGGTCACAGACTATGAGCCTAAGCGTGAGGGCGCCGTGTTTGTTTGCCGTGCTAAGCAAATGAATCTCACCAAAACAGGTGAGACGTACAATCTTGATGATTATCCAACGCTGCGAGGTTTTGTCTAATGTGGGACGCTATCAAATACGATGCTGACAAATACTGCTGTGAGCATTTTTTGATAGATGCTTACAGGCACTATACGGGTATCGATATATCAAACAGGCTGCTAACAAGCGGCTTTTTTAATGCCAGTAATTTACGCCAGTTTGTTCCCGTTACTGAGCCGAGGCAGCACACCATTGTCCTATTCAGAGACAAGGGCAAGGCTCATGTGGGTTTATGGCTAGATGGGCGTGTGTTGCACTTAGAGCCTCACGGCGTAGTTTGGCAATCACTTAATATTGTAATGCAGGGATTTGAAAGGGTGACGTATTATGAACCTGTTTAGACGCTCGATTGAGTTAGTAGTGATACGTGATATTTTTAATCCGCAAAATAACATTGAATCATACACGGGTTATGACGTTGAGCAGTTATTAAAGCAAGCGTTCGGCGGTAATGGATTGTCGGACAGCGTGCGCCTTTATCACGGCAATTTACTTGATGAGGTCACACCGAAAACACCGCAAGACGTTGATAAGGTTATGCGCTTGCACGGTCGTATTTATGCGGTCGTTAAGCCGATGGGTGTTGAAACCCTGATTGCCATTGCAGTGTCAGTACTTGTATCGGTGGCCATCGCGTTTTTAATGCCCGTACCTGCTATGCCAAACGCAAGCAACCAGCCGCCATCACCTAACAATGCCCTTGCAGCCCGTACCAACAAACAACGGCTAGGCGGTCGCATACCGGACATTTACGGTCAAGTATGGTCAGTACCGGACTTGATTGCACCGACTTATAGCGCGTATATCAATAACCGTGAGGTCGAGTTTAGTTATATGTGTGTCGGTCGAGGTCGCTTTAATGTGACTGAGGCGCTAGATGATACCACGCCGATTAATCAGGTCTTTAGCTCAAGTGTTTACGTTTATGACCCCGATGACAGTTTGAATGATACGCCTGACTTTTTATTTGGGTCGGCAATGACACCTGATGAAGCGGCGTTATCGCGCTTAGCAGTCAAACGCTATACATCGGTAAATGGTCAGTTATTGCCGCCGCCTGACAACTATCTATCATTAGACAAAGCGGTATTTAAAGCCGGTGGCATCATTGAGCAGTCAGGGTTTAATTTTATTAGTCAATTCAATGTTGGCAACACACTAACAATTGAGCAAGCAAACGAAGCGGATAGCGCGAACGGCATAACCACTGGTGAGCCGCCTGTCATTGTTAAATACTCGCTTGGCGGCTCTTATGTTATTAGCGCCCTAACTGAAACAACTATTACATTATCAAACCCGTCTGCCGTAAATGCAGAATGGCAAAAGCTATCGACCAATGCGGATTATACGGTTGAAACTAAAGCCACGGTATCAACTCAATCAGATGCCTTGTGGCAAGGGTGGTTTTATACCAATGCTAAAGACCATGAGTATGCACTGCTTAATATCAGAGCGCCGCAAGGTCTGTATATCACTGATGGCAACACATTTGAGCCTGTAGGCGTGGTGTTGGTTATTGAGACTGAGATAGTTGATGTAACTAATAACCCTGTATCAGGCACATTGCACACGTTTGAGCATATCTTATACGGCAGCGCCTATAAAAAATACGCTAAAAATAGCGGTGCTGGTGTTTTTCGTGATGGTAAATTTTGGTGGTCGGGCGCTCACGTAACAGATGAGGAGGCAGCAAGGTCGGCAGCGGAAACGCTAAAGATAACCAATCCTGCTATGGCAGTCGGCAAGCGGCTACGTTTTAGGATTAGACGCAAAACTGAAACAATAGCCGTTGATGGTAACTTCCAACTCGTGCAAGATATTCGTGTCGCAGATTTTTACGGCGCTCGATTGATGACGGCGGCAGATGCGCCCAAAGGCGTTACCACGGTCTATACAAAGACACTGGCAACCGAGGGCGCGTTATCACTCAAGGAACGTAAATTACGCATATTGGTGCAGCGTTACGTTACCGATGCCACAAGCGGATTACCTAAGTTATCTAATCGTGCTGATGATATATTACGCGATATAGCGACTGACCCAAAAATCGGTAACTTGCAATTAACACAAGTCGATATTGCACAGATAAAGGCAGAGATTGACGCACAAATCGATTACTTTGGCACTGATAAATGTAGTCAGTTTTGCGGTACGTTTGATGATAATAATCTATCAGCAGAGGAAACGATGCAGATAGTAGCTAAAGCAGTATTCAGTCAAGCCAAGCGTCAAGGCAATAAAATCATGTTGGACTTTGAGCGCAAAGTACCTGCTAGTGTTGCTGTCTTTAATAGCCACAACATATTGCCTGATACATTTACCGCGCCTCAATCACTAGGTATCGCAAACGATTATGACGGCGTAAAGATTGAATACACCGACCCGATTGATGACGCAATTATCACCATGAGCTATCCGAATGACGCGATCACAAATCCGCATGAAGATAAATTAATCGGCGTGAGAAACAAGGTGCAAGCGCATACACACATGATGCGAATGTATAACAAAGACCGTCATGCTTATAAATCATGTGAGTTTGTCGCAGGTGACGAATCTAACATTGTCGTGCGTACCAATCGCATTACCGTAGCAGACCAATTACGTGCAGACGTACAGCAGGGCAGTGTTGACAGCATTGAAACCATCGGCGGTGATATTGTGATGCACGTTTATGGCGATGTGAATATCGACCCATTAGTGCCTCATACGATGTTTATTCAAACCATCAATAACGGCGTTGAGGCTATTGCAGTGACAGCGCGTGATAGCACTAGCGTAAAGCTCGCACGATTGCCAAGTGGTGAGATAAGCGGCACTGACAAAGTAGTACAGGCAGTCTATCAAATCGTATCTGAAACCGACAATGACCGCGATGCCTACTTGGTTGCTCAAAAAGACCCAGCGGATGGCATGACAAATAAGCTCTTATGCACAAACTACGATGACCGCTATTATCAAAACGATAGTGACTTTACTAACGGCTTAATCACCTAAACTAAATTAAACATACGCCCTCAATACGAGGGCTTTTTTTTGGAGCTTAAAAAATGGCTAATGAATTTGTGCAGACAATGTCTGATGCTAGGGTTGATGCTCAATCGCTATCTGATTTTGTTTTTAAGCCATCGGGGTTTAAAGTCCCAAGACGACTTGCGCCACCTATTGATACATTGCAATTTTATATAGATAGATTTGACGCAACAAAAGCCACGACTGATGCTTATATTGCAACAATACCAAGCATCGTCAACAATGCTATCAACAACACAGCAGTTGAAGGAGGTGTTTTAGCTGATACGTTTTTGGTTGTGGGTGGTGTAGTGAACCAACGCCAAGTTAACGCAGGTATAGAAAGTATATCTGACTTACTAGCTATACACGCTCCTACAGAAGGGCTGCGCTTACACGTAAAATCGCGTTTTGCTGGGGAGGGTGTAGGCGGCGGTGATTTTATATTTAGCACATTAAGCGCCGAGACTGATAATGGAGGCACTGTTTTTAATGCAACTGGCGGAAAGTGGTTACGAGTATTCAGCGGCGCTCATAAAGTCAGTTGGTATGCAGGTTCGGACAGCGCGACAGAAGATAGAACGGCATTGGTTCAAAAAGCGATTGACGCTACCTGTCGGCTAATATCAGCAGACGCTTTAGAGGTTGACGGTAAGTATAAGATTACGTCATCTTTAATGATTGACCGTATGGTTGACCAAACGAAAGGTGATTATGTCATATATGCAACGGGTGGGGATAAAGGTTTTTTAGTCGATACTTCCGTCACTATGTTTAGTAGCCGTGCACCTCACTTACCTGCAGGGTCGGGCTACACTCGGCATCCTGTAAGTGAGTTTACTATATTTAGAAATGTTGACTTTGAGTGTACTGATGAGTACCTAGAGTCTTATGTATTTGATGATAAGTATTTACGGCTCACGTTTGAAGGGTGTACCCACCGCAAGATACGAGGCTGCAAAGAAGGCGCATACTTACAGTCAATCAAATGGATTAATCACTGCAAGTTTAGACAGCATAGAGGCTATTTTGTAGAGAGTGTAGACGCGTATGACATATCTTTGCAACAAGCAGAGTTTGAAAACTCAGGCAGAGGGTTTAAGTTTACCGGAATTATACGAAGTGGGCATTTTGACTACAACTTATATCAAGGTTGCGACTCCCCATTCATCAATGCACATGGTTTCTTTGGAGGTTCTATAGACCGTAACTACTTTGAGCAAAATACTGACGCTGAGATAGTTTTAGGCGAAGGCGGCGGAGTCAGCTCTGGTTTCACTGTAGATAATAATATCTGGCTTTTAGGTGTCGCCCTATCTGCTGAACCTTTTTTCTACCCCGTGCAAGTAGGTACGGCTAGAGGGTTTACCCTTATAGGTAATGCTAGTAACGGTAACATTGCGCAGACAGAGTTCGCTAGTTTGTTTGAAATGACGGTGGTTGGTAATGCAGTACCCCCGAATAGGAGAGCCGCATCGCATGACGCCGATATTTTGGAGGAAGTAACGCCTGTAGATACCTCTATACTAGAGGAAGCGAGAGCGTTACGGAGGCATTATAATATTATAATGACTGACGTTGGAGTACATCCGTCGGTGCGTCTCCCCAAACTAGCTAATTATTCCAATGGGTCTCAAATAACAGTAATAAACAATAGTAATGTATCTTTGAACGTGTACCCCGCTACAGGTGAGCGAATATCAGGAGTAGCTTATAGTGAACCAGATGTATTTGGAGGCTTTGGAAATAAGTCTACATACTTAAAATCTGGCTCCGACTATTGGGTTAAAATATAGCCACTCTTTTGAGTGGTTTTTTTATGTTAAAAATTTGAGGACGGCGTATGCCAAACAACACACCCTTTTGGGACTTAATTGCTTTAAAGCTGCTAGTGTTTTTACCTAAAATCCTAATCGCTATCATCGGTGCTGTTTTCGGCTTGATGTTATCAGGTGATATTGGTAAAGACGGAAAAATACAAGTCAGTGTGCCAGTGATGATTAAATTTGTTATTGCTGTGACTATCTCGCTTGTGGGCGGTAGTGCTCACATTGAGATCATGAAATGGCAGGATTACAGCGTTACTGTGCATGGATTAATCATGCTGATGTGGGCAGTCTTTGGCATGTTAGCAATCGGTATTGTCTATCAATCAATTGCGCTCATGCAGGGCAAATCACTGTCGGAGATAATCAAGGAGATTAAAGACGCAGCGTTTGCAATCTTTGGAAAATAACGATCAGTACTAAATACCGCCCCTTTTTAGGGGCTTTTTTTGGAGCTAAAAATGGCTAATTTTGATATTTTATTTAATCGACTGATGGAGCATGAGGGCGGATATATTAATCACCCTAATGACCCGGGCGGTGAGACAATGTGGGGAGTAACCAAACGCGTTGCTCGTGCTAATGGTTATAATGGCTCGATGCGTAATTTGCCAAAAGCCACAGCTCAAGCGATTGCTCACAAGGATTATTGGCGAGCTATTAAGGGCGACGACTTACCTGATGATGTAGCTTGGCAAGTTTTTGATGCAGCTTACAATCACGGTAACCGTCAAGCGGTTAAGTTTCTGCAGCGAGCGGTTGGCATTACTGGTAAAGATGTGGACGGTATCATCGGCAATCAAACACTAACTGCAGTTAAGTGCATGGATTCAGATCGCATTGTTATGTTGTTCATTGCTGAGCGTTTAGAGTTTTTTACCAACTTGGGAACGTGGCAGACGTTTGGTAAGGGCTGGTCACGTCGCATCGTTGGCAATCTGCGATGGGCAGCTAAAGATAATTGATAGTTAGCTACCTTTAGCTGCTATAATACCTACACCGTCCAAGGTGAGTAAACTTTATTGTATGCTGATAGAGTCTAGCTTCATAAGCCCCGTATGACCATTCAGGTGATGCGGGGCTTTTTTTTGTGCCTGAAATCTGAGAAGCTAAACGCTTTGTCGTTCTAAATCGCTGTTTTTGAGTGACAATCAAACTTACGAGGATTGCTCGGTAGTTGCCTCTCTTGCCATCTTGGTTAGGTGTGTCAGGTAGTCCGCATAATCCTGCATCATCTGTGCGCGTTCGTCTAAAAACGTCACCCTTGAGTAAGCCTCACCATTATTATCTTTTGTTTTATGTCCTGATTGCATATCAGGTAGGTGTTTGGCGTATTTTAAGCGCTCTTGAATCATTGTGATAGCAGACGCGCGAAAGCCGTGAGGTGTATGAACGTCCTTATATCCTAGGCGCCATAAATACTTATTTAGCTGCTGTTGGTGCTCAAACTTCTCTTTGCGCCTGTTGTTGTAAAACACATAATCAGTGTGACCTGTTTGCTCGTGTAATGACCGTAGCAGCTCGATAGCTTGTGTCGGTAGCGGTACTACCAAACTAGCCACCATATCGCCACGGTTGCCCGTTTTCTGCGGACTAAACGTCCAAGTCTTAGCGTCAAAGTCGATAGCATCCCACCGCATTGAACACATATCGCCGCTGCGCTGAAATAGCATTGCTTGCAGTTTTAGTATGCTTTTAGCATGGCCGTAAAAATCAGTCACGCTATCCATATCAGCTAGCAGCTTACCAAAGGCGACTGGCTCAATAATCGCATGATGATGCTCGGTCTTTGGCTTTGGTAACATTAAATCAGCGACCGCTATAGCAGGATTGTTATCGATATAACCTTGTCCGATAGCCAACGCAAAAATACGCTGACAAACACCGCGCACGCGCTTAGCCGTTGGTATCGTCTTGCGCTCAATATCTTTAATTGCCCTGAGTACGTCAGGCGTTCTTATTTGGTCGACTGGCATACGCCCGATATAAGTAGCAGCGTAATTAATATGTGTCTGCTTTTGCTCAATAGTGCGATGCTCAAACTGTTTTGATGCTATCTGTGATTGCAACCACTCGTCTGCCAATTCGCTAAAAGTCGGCATGGCTCTCTTTTTGTTGTGCTCGTCTTGATGGTGGAGGATTGGGTCAATGCCGCCAGCTAATAATGATAAATTATTGCGGTACATATCACGCGATTGCTCAAGTGTAAAAACGGGATATGCGCCCAAGGTAAAGTTTTTACGCTTACCGTTAACTGGGCTAGTAAATCGATGGCGAAATGTAGTAGTCTTATTATCTCGAATATAAAGATTTAAACCTTTATAGCCTTGGATGGCGTAAACCTCATCACCGCCATCATGCTCTTTGATAGCCTGCTTGATTTGTGAATCAGTTTTGATACCAGCGTCTTTTAATTTTTGGTTAGCCATTTTGATTACCGTTTGATTACCA